TCACCAATAAAGGCGTCAGCCTGCACTGTCCCTTTAAAAGTGCCGCTTGTCGCAGTGATTTTCCCTGTAAATTCCCCATTCGTCGCATAAACAGTTCCGCGTACCGTGACATTGTTGAGTTCGGCGTTGCCACTTTTTGGCAGATTCCACCCGGTGCCACCAGAACCAGAAACGAAATTATCAGACTTCAATGAATCGGTGATTTTCCCGAACTGAATGCTGGCATCACGGAAAAATGCATCGTTAATGAAAGTCTGTCCGTTCTGAATAACAAACGGCAGCGTGACGGCTGAACCAGCCTGAGACATAACAGCGAAGCGGTCAGCAAGGAAAATAACCTGTGACTGCATGCCGTTGGGCGTGTTCTGCACACCCAGCCCCATCCCCGCCGCGTACTGCACACCGTTGGCATCCACGCCGACCTTTATCGAGTACATCGCGTTCAGGTTGCCGTTGATATCCGCTACTGCCTGGGCGTTCGTGGTAATTGCCGCAGCCTGGCCGTTTACCGTGACGCTCAGTGAGTTGATTCGCGTTGCAGAGGTCTGCGTAAAATCAGACATCGTTTTCGCAAAATCAGTGATATTGGCGTTGCCGCCAGCCGTGGCATCCAGGGTTTTCAGCGACTCAGCGACAGCTTTGCTCGCGTCCACCATCACGTTATCAACGCGCTGGATGCCTGCACTGTTTGCGCCGTACTGAGCACTGAGCGTCATCCGGGTGTTAACCTGCGCCAGCGTCTCCTGAATCAGCGCCACCGCTGTGTTTTGCACCCCACCAGACGCATTAGCCGTTTTCCCTGACAGTTCGTCGAAACGGGACGCGGTAGAACTGTCGAGGGTGGACACCGCCTGGGTAAGCTGGGTTACGCCAGCGGTATTGTCCTCCGTCTGCGCCGTCAGCGTATCAACCGCTGTGGCGCGGGCCTCTGTCTCGTCAGCCAGCGCCTGCGTGAGCTGCGTTACCTGTGCCGCATTCTGGTCGGTTTTCGCCTCCAGTCGCGTCACGTCGGTAACGCGGGCCTGTGTTTCGGTTGCGATGACCTCCCGCAACTGGATGAACGTTGCACTGTTCGCCCCGTTCTGTGCAGATTGCCTGACAACTACATCAGCAATGGCCAGGGCATTACCAATGATGGCCTCTGCCGTCTGCCGGTTTGCGCCCACTGCTGCCGCCAGTTGGTCGGCGTTTTGACTTACCGCCTCTGCCAGTTCAGCAACCTTTTCACTGCTCTCCACGGCATTTTCAATCAGATCCTTGAACAGTTCGGTATCCTTGATCTGCTCAAGCACGGCATCAGTTATGTCAGACACATCAACACTGGCCTGCCCCCTCACCCAGTCGGTGTAACCCGACTCGTTTCCGGTCCTGTCCACCAGTTGCGCGCGGTACCAGAAAATCTGCCCCGCTTTGAGGCCCATCTGCTGATATTTGCGCAGCGGATACGGCACATCCGCCAGCAAAACCGCATCATCAGTCGTACCCGTGGCACTGTACTGAATTTCCGTTTTCAGCGTGTCGTCCGTGTTCGCAGGGAATCCCCAGTTCAGTTCAATGCCGAAAACCACATTGTCCGATGCCGTGAAACCGACAGGTTTAGGCGGATTTCCCGTTTTCCCGGTCAGTGTTGTCTCGGTTGAATATCCCCAGCCGGAGGAAATTTCAGCCGCGTTAATAGCCCGCACCCGCGCAAGATAACGTCCGGTGTAAATGGCCGGCACCTCAAACGACGCGGTAGAACTGCGGGGTACGTTCACCCAGTCGCCATCGTTACGCCGCCACTGTGCCTCGTACGAAATAGCGTCTGGTGCCTGGTCCCAACTGACGCGCATTGTCTCCAGGCTGATCCCCTGATTCACAACGGCGTAGCTGGAAATGACGATATTCGAAGGTGCAGACTGATTACCCGGCGGGATGACGCTTACCGGGCGCTGATCGATAATCGCGCCTGTATCGATGCGGGCATATTTATACGGGTCGTGGGCGGCACCCACGATGGTGAATGTGCCGTCGTCATTTTCCGTAACACTGACGACGCGGTATTGCTGGGCATAAAGCGAATCGGACTCAACCACCCACACCGCCTGCACCTCCGGCGTTGTAGGGAACACCGTCGAAACGGTGACTTTATTTCCGCTGACTGCCTGAATGGTTCGGCTCTGTGATGCACCTGTCGGCAGGTTCACCATGATGCGATCACCCGCCACGGCATCCGGCACACGGTCAAGCGTCAGTACCCGACCACTTACCGCGCTGATGCGGCCGCCTGTCACTTTTCCGGCCAGGTCCCTGTCACTAATCGCAATGATGTATCCCGGCTGCGGGATATTGCCGTCAAGACCAACGGAGAAGGTGACCACGCGGTCTTTGTTATTGGTCAGAATGCCCCAGCGCCCCTTACGGTTTGCCTCGGATTGCCGGGTGCAGCCAATAGCTGTCAGTTCAAGCTGGTTAAAACCAAAGCGTCTGACCAAATCCTGCTCGAAGACAGGTTCCATTGCGTCGGCGTAGCCGTTCGCCGGGTCGGAGTATGAAACAAGCGCAGTGGTATACCGGGTTTTTGAAGTGCTGCTGCTGTATGTGAATTTACCATCAAGGGTATTTGCGTTGGTGTAGCTGTAATCGACATCACGCGGCATATCAGCCAGGGCAACAATCTGATTGCCGCCCCAGTATGTCATACCCCGGAAAATAGCCGCAAAATCCCTCATAACTGTGTATGCGTCGTTACGGTCCTGCACATAAACATTGCAGGTGTAGCGGGGTTCCATACCGTCTCCGCCTTTCCCGTCAGGGACAAGCTGATCGCAGTACTGCGCAACCTGGTACAGCATCCATTTATCGATGTTAGCTGCCGTCAGTCTGTCACCCAGCCCAAATCTGTCATTCACTACCAGATCATAAAAAATCCATGCCGGATTATCCGTCCACGCCCACTTAAACGCCCCTGACCATGTACCGCTGTAGGTGCGTGTTTCAGGGTCGTAGGTATCAGGGACGCGGATAACGCGCCCGCGAGGCTCGCATGAAATCTGCGGAATGGAGCCATTAAACTGGCTGGAGTCGAACTCGATATACAGCAGTGCGGTATTCGGATAACGCAACTTGGCGTCGATCACTTCCGTGTAGCTCTGCAGCGTCATTGTGTCGCCGATTTTTGCGCTGTTCGCGTCTGCCGTAATTTTGCGCAGGCGAACCGTCCACGTTGTGGCACCTGCTGGAAGATTAATACGGTGGCTACGCTCGTAACCTGATGTATTTTTCCCGTTAACTGAGGCGCTGATTACCGTCTGAAATGCGCCGCCGTTTGTCTGCAGATCAATCGCATAACTTATGGGATACCCGACTAAGTCACCGTCATCTTCCTGCCGGAAAATGGACGGCCATTTGATGCGCAGGCGAACGGCAGAAAGCAGTGTATTGGTCAGTGTTCGGGTCCACGGCGAAGCGCTGGAAACAACCACACCGCCCAGGCTGATTTCATTTTCACTACCAGGCATCCCCTGAATATAGGTCTGTGCCTGCGTACCGGAGCGAAATTCCCAGGCCACACCGCTGAAATTTGACGAACCGTCAGCATTCAGCAGCGGCGTACCGTCCAGAAAAATAGACTGCCCTGTGAGGTCGCCAGAAAATTCGCCCTCACCCAGCGCCAGCAGGATTTTGGCTTTCGCTACCGACTGGAGATCGTCGGGCTGTTCTGTCGGGGTACGGGAAGATGAGGAGCCTCCCTTGCGCCCCTGAATTTTTTTATTTGCCATAATTCGCCCATAAAAAAACCGCCAGGCGGCGGTTATTAAATTGAGGTGTTTTTATTGCTGGTCTTCAACGTAAATTCCTGCGGAAATGATTGCTCCACCGATGCGGCGCTTGCCGTACAACAGAGGCACCGGGTAGCCCTGCGACGTGGTATTCGTGACGCTACCGAATGCATATGACGGTTTATTGTCTGCTGATTGCGTTTTCGCCAAACCGGCAGGCTGAGGGGATAACAGTTGAATGACACCGCCGAGCGTTATAGATACCCCCATAGCGGCGACAGCCCCCCAGCCACCCGCAAAAGCGGCTCCGCCAAATCCAAGCGCTGCGCCGCTCGTCGCAATTGCAGCAACAGTAACAAGGGCAACACCGAGAATGGTCTGTAGTAATCCGCCCCGCTTACTGCCCATAATAACCGGGACAATGCGGATGACCTCTCCGGTAACCGGGAATCCCAGATCATCCATTCCGATATTTTTTTTGTCTTTGAATACCGCGTAGGTCAGTCCACGGCGCTGACTTGATATCATGAATTTTTCAAAACCGGGAATTGTCGCAGCTAAGGCCCGCGTAGCTTCGTGAGTGGTGCTTATCAGGCGGTGATGAATTTTACCGAAGGATTTTCCTAATACACCGCAAAGCTCAATTCGGGTCATTATTTCTTTCATGGCAGCCTCAATAAAAAACCCGCCAGCGCGGGTTTGATTAATCTTTAATATATTTTTTGTCAAGCGGCGGTATTTTCTTCTTTTTACGGGCGTCATTGACACCTTTGAAAAAAACTTCCTTCACAGGTAAATCATAACCGGCACCAGCACACATAGAAGTAAGAACGGCAGGATCGACATGTTTCCCCGTCGTCGAATTAAAATCTAAAGACGCTACGGTTACGCCTTGCTTGCCAGATTTAATAATGAATGCAGCAAACAATTGCTTACCTTGGTAGACACCGGATGAATTTTTTCCATCAACATATCCACAATACATATAAGTAGAGTCCGGATATGGAAAATCCTGATGGTAAAATTTTGCAGTCTCTGGCTCTTTCATTTCTTTACTAATAGTTTTCTCTACTGCCAGTCTTTCCACCTCTTTCAAAGGCCTTGCAGAAGAGTTCCAGGCAATTAATGCAATGGATAACAATAATAGCTTTTTCATCAACTGTTCCCCTTTATTTTTTATGAAGATTAACACATCCCATTATAGCGGAGCACTTTCATTGTCCTTTCCTGCCAGTAACCGCCGTACGGAACACGATTACTCAGCATTCCGTACATATGATGTAATATCATGTTGCCCTCCAGCAGGATAGCGGCATGATTCCATTTATTAGCCTGCACCTGCATGATCACAACATCACCCGGCTGTGGGGAGTCAGTCACTTCCCTGAACCCGCATTCATGCCAGTTATCCTGATATAAATTGTCGGGGTACTGGTCCTCCCACCACGGATAATCAACACGGTAATCCGGCAGTTCAATATCGTACGTTTGCCGATAATAGGACATTACCAGCCCCCAGCAGTCGTAAATCCCCAGCACAAAAGGCCGCTCCAGCAACGGCAGTTCTCCGCGAGGCTGAATAGTGCGCAAATCCCCCTCCGGCCAGCTCACGATGTGCCAGGGTAAAAGCATTGCATCGCACTGCGCTTTATCCAGTTCGCTGGGCTGTGTTGTCGCATCAGGGTGACTATGCACAATAGCGATCACCGTCCCCCAGTCCTCAGCGGCAGCATAATCCTCCGGTGACAGAACAAAATGTTCAGTGGGTTCGTTAGCCTGGTTGCGACATGGAAAGTAACGCTCGACACGGCTTTTTTGCGCCACCACGCCGCAGCATTCACGGGGATATTCAGCGGCGGCATGCGCCATGATGGCATCGATGGTTTTCTGACGCATATCAGCTCCTGATGAGTGACGTGCCGGGGAATCCACCAAAGGAAAGTTCGTTATTTTCCCCGAAACGAAGTTTGCAGGCGGTCAGGGTGCCGTTGCACTGGTCCAGTGAAGGATCTGCCACCGGGTTGTTGTTTTTGTCGAAGTAGTTCGTGCCTGCATAATCACAGCCATCACCGCTGCGGTACTTACCACGAATGCACCAGGTACAGAGAGAATGAAGCTGACGGGTCGGGATCATTAAGCCCTGCAGGTCCATCGGGCTGGTTAACCGAAACTCGATAGCCTCTGACGTTTCTGTATTTTTCCCGTCTATATACCAGACCTGCAACTTTTCCTGGGTGGGATCTGCAGTTGGATTACCTGATGGGAAATTGCGCGCATCCAGATACTGCGCCAGCGTGTCGTGTATCGTGACCGTCGCTTTCAACAGGTCGTCATATGCAAGGCAAAGCGCCGTGATGGAGCCGTCAAGGTTCGCCACGGTCAGTTTTGGCGTGGCACCACTGCCGCTTGTCGATTTTTCCAGGCCGTCAATCTGGCAGGGCCACGCCGAATACTCGACGCCCTGCCACCAGATGGATTTGGCCGGAAGTTTTGACTCATCCCCACCAGCAGCGGTTATTTCCGCTTCTGTATGGGGAATATTGTGATTATGAAACCTCAAAACCTCGCCAACGCCAAATGCGGTACCATCCACCTCAAACAACCGAACGGTATTACCCGGTTCCAGTTTCTGATAATCGTTGTTTAAACTCATGGTGCAAACGCCTGCTCAAAAGTCACGGAAAGGTTATATTTTTTGTTGCCCAGCGGCGTGGGTTTATAGCCTGCGCAACGGTATAAGCCCAGCGGTTCAAGCGGTGGTGTCCACTGAAATGCTTTCACCCCACCATGCCTGTCCAGAAAGGCTTTTATCGCAGTGATATAGGTTTCGTTCCCCGTAAACTCCAGAGTCCACTTTTGCGAGCGCGGATTGAGCCCATCGCCGGAAACCTGCGCATAACCATCCCCAAACTGTGCTTTGCGTGTTCGGAAACTGACTTCCTGCTCCGGGTTGATGCGCGGGCACCAGGTAAATGTTTCGATAGCCATTAACGACCTCCTTTAGCCAGATTCCATACGGCACCGCCTGGAGCAATATCACGCGCCATCAGTTCGCGATAACGGCGCTCAACATAGCTCCCAATCTCCTTGCCGAATTGTTCTGTCATACCGCCATCCGTCTGAACGCTGGTATTACCATTGCCCTCGATGGTGATATAAACCTGCGGCGAACCGCTGGCTGTCTGAACATTATTTACACCTGAATTGACAGCACGAACCCCCAGTGAACCATCAGCAGCGCGAGTCAGCGGCATAATGGCTTCTGGTCCTGCTTCTCCGAAAATTCCCGCGCCTTTGGCAAATGCGAATGTTTTCGGGGTGCTGTAAACACCATTACTGTATGCACTGAGTGACGGTGAGTCGTACACACCACCCAGGGCATTTGCGAGATGAGGTGTAGGTACGGAGAAACTTTGTCCTGTAACAACCGTGCTGGATGTTGAAGACATAACCGAAGATGTGCCGCCACCGCCGATAAACCCGGCTATTCCGCTGACAAGAGAACCAAGCAGGCCAGAAGAACCTGATGCACCAGAAGTGCCGAGTGCATTAACCACTGCCATCTGCAGCGCGACTTTTTCAAGGATTTGCAGAACCGAAATACCCCAGGATTTCCACGAGACCTTGTTTCCCTCCAGCATGGATGTAACGTTGCTGAATGCGCCATCAAGCGAGGATTTAACGCCATCCGACACGGTCCCGGAGATATTCGACATTTCCTCAAGCCAGGTGCTGTACCCACGAGAAGCACCGCTTCGCCAGTCTGCCTCAGATTCGGCAATAGCCCGATACTTATTATCAAGCTCCGTTAACGCTGCCGAGCGTGCTGTGATAGCCGCTGTGCCTTTGTCGGTTTTGTCGAACTGACGTTCAATCTGCTGGGTCTCGTCATAGCGCTGGCGCTGCCTCTCAGTCATTCCGGCGGTATCCGTCGCCGCCGTTGCCTCATCCTTAAATTTCCGCGCGGCTTCGGTGAGTTGTTTCAGCGCTTCGGCCTGATCGCGCTGTTTCTTCACGTTCTCTTCTGCTCGCTGTGTCCAGCGGGCTAACTCTGCTGAGGACTCACGGATCGCTTTGCGTTGTTCATCCGTCCATTTCGTACCTGCCTGATTCGCGGCGGCGTAGAGATCTGCCGCTTTCTCGCCATCAGTCGCGCGGACTTTCTGCACCTCGATAGCCACGGAAAGATCAGCCATTTTTCGGCTGTACTGTTCAGCCTGAGACGCCGCAGCACGGTCGGCTTTTTCCGCTTCACGCGTGGCATCTGCTTTCGCTTTCTGGACCGCCGCCACGCTTTGCGCGTTGTTATAGTCTTTTTCTGCCGCAGCCCGATATTGAGACGCAAAAGTCGAGTTATTCGGGCCGGTTTTCCCCATATCCTGCAGATCAAAATCAACCTGCCGATTGACCTTCGCAATGCCCGTCAACCCGGCCAGTTCAGCCTGACGCTGTTTATTCAGAAGGGCTTTCGCATCCTTATCGGATACAGGCGCCTGTGGTAATGCCAGAGGCACCTGAACAAGACCGTTACGGGCAGACAACAGGGTATTGCCGAGACTCAGCAGGCGGTTAAATTCAGAATGCTCCCCGTTCATCCTTATGAGGGACTGATACGCCTCGTTCTGGCGCCAGGCCTGCTCGCGGATCAGATCATTGCGCCGGACATCAATATCATTGAGCGCCTGCTGAATGGTGCGTGACCGTTCGCGCATCTGGTTCAGCTTGTTTTCTTCAACCGTTAGCTGGTCAGTCAGAATGCCGAGCGACTTAACGATATTTGCATCATTTTCGCTGGTAATGCCTGGTTTGTTCCGCGCTGAATTCAGATCATCGATCTGCGTTTTCAGTGCAGTCACTTTCCCGGCCTG